CACTGCGGCGTGATGTTGGTGTGCTTCCACCCGTTGACCATCGCGGGCGGCGAGCCGTAGGGCTCGGTCGTGCGCTGCTTGATCTCGACGAGCCGGCCGTCGGTCGGGCCGACGTGCACGCCGCTGGAATTGGCGAGACGCACATGCACCTTGCTGACGTTCTTGATCGTGCCTTGGCCGAATCCGTCGGCCTGCCACGACAGCGGAAGCGTGCGCAGGTTCGCGGTGATCGGCAGGCCGACGTGTACCTTGCTGGCCGCGACCGGTAGCGTGAGCGTGCCGCTGGCGGGCACCACCTGCTGCGGCAGTACGGCGCCGTCGGACAGGATGCTCACGGTCTTGCCGACCAGGTGCCACAAGCCGCTGACCGTGGTCGTCGGTGCGCCGCTGTAGGTGAGGCCACTGTCGACGAAGAACGCGTCGGCCAGTGCGCTGAACTGGCGCGTGTGCAGCCGCTCGATGTAGGTCACATCGCGGCCGTTGATCGTGCGGTTCACCGCGGCGTAGAGCACGTCCTCGCCGCCCTCGGCGACGCAACACACCGACGCGAACTCGCCGTCGGTGTCGTGCTGGTGCCAGGCCCGCACGTTCTGGCCGGGCACGTAGGTCAGGCCCAGCAGCCGCCCGTCGCTGCGCACCGCCCACAGTGTCGGGCACTTGGCCGTCCGGCTGTAGGCCAGGTCGACGATGTCGTAGCCATCGAACAGGTGCGGCGCCAGGATGCTGATGTCGTTGGTTTTGTACAGCGCGCCGTTGATTCCGTCACCGGCATAGGCGAACTCGCGCACATGGCCGCCCTGGGCCTGCACGTACAGCACGCTGGTCTCGGCCACGCACGGCTGCACGTTGTTGGCGCCCACGTAGCTCTGCGGCTTCGGCGTCACACTGGCCGGCGTCAGCACGTCGCTGCCGGCGGCGTAGATGCGGAACTCGCCGCCGGCGGTCAGCGCGATCAGGTCGCCCAGCGGTACCAGGTGCCGGATGCGGTTCTGCTGCGAAGCCGCGATGCGGAAGATGATCGCGTCGTTGTCGCGCAGCGGTACCGACTGCGACAGGTTGCTCTCGGTCGCGCTGCGCGTCATCCAGACGTTCTGCGGCCTGTTGTCGGTGGCTGCGAAGCTGCGCCGCTGCTCCATGTAGGTGACAGTCGACGGGTAGTTGCCGGCGCCGACGAACGGCGTGCTCGCCTCGGGCGGCGTCTGCGACATGTCGGGCGTGATGTTGTCGTCCTCGAACATCGTGCCGTCGCTCTGCCCGATGTAGCCGAACAGGCCGCCGTTCGCCCGCGCGTAGATGTTGTAACGCACCGCACCGGCGACGGCGGCCGGCGTGATCTGCGTCTTGTTGCCGACGACCGTGAGGTCATGGCTCAGCGTCACGCTGGGCGACGCGAGCGATTCTTCGTAGGTGTCGGCCGACACCGCGGTGACGACGTACTCGTGGTTGATCGGCGTGCCGCCGCCCGGGCCCGTCACGGCGCCAGCCGGTACGGCCGGCGTGGCGATGGCCGGCGCGAACGTCACCGTCGACAGTTGCCAGTTCGTCGCGCCCAGGCGGCGCAGCTCGCGCGTCTCGTAGTTCGGGTGCGTGATCGTCAGCACGTCGGCCGACTGCGTGTAGTGCAGGTCGAACAGGTCCGCGGCGAGGTAGGGCGTCGTCACCGTGTAGACGCGCGCCGCGGTGCCGCCGGCGGTGAACGCCGGCATCGCCGACGTGTCGATGTTGTTGCCGGCCAGGTCGGTCAACTGGAAGGTGTTCGCGCCCGCGTTGACGCCGGCCACCTTCACATAGCGGCCGTTCAACGCGGTCATGCCGCCGATGCCCGACAGGTACATCATGTCGCCGTTGGCCGGGTCGGCACCGACGTAGGTCAGCACGCCGGGGTTGGCCTGCGTGATGGCGCTGATCGGCAGGCCGGTTTCCAGCAGCGTCGCGCCGTTCGTATGGAAGCGCACGCACTGGTCGGTGAACTCCAACGCCATGGTCTGCTCGACGCTGTACGCGAACGGGATCATCCGGCAGCCGGTGTTGACGCGCGCCTCATTGACGAACTGGAAGCCCGGCCGGTTGGCCGCCGGCCCATGCGGCAGCACCAGGAAGTTCAGCGCGCGGGCCAGGCCCGTCTGCATCTTGTCGAGGTCGAGCCGGGCGTAGAGCTCCGGGGTGATCTCGCCCCCGGCGAATGACCGCATCAGGGGCTTGTGCATGCCAGCCATCAGCGGGCCCTTGCGGCGGTCGAGGTGTGCGTCGCGCGACTGCGCTCGCTGTTGGCGTCGCTGACCTTGGCCTCGGCCAGCTTGCGCTCGCTGCGCTGGTAGAGCCGGTCCTGCACCGCGCCGCTCGGGTCTTTGATGATCGGGCCGGCGATGTACGACGCGAGCCGCAACGACAGGGCCGTGACGAACAGGCCCGAGAACTTCGTCGTGTCGTTCAGCCGGTAGGTGTAGACCAGCGTGGCGTCAGCCTCGTCGGTGTAGATGTAGCTGCCCTCGCGCTGGTACTCGGCGCCGTCGTCCTCATCGCTGCTGTAGCCGTCGGGTAGCAGACGGCGCGGCTTCACACAGTCAGCCGGCAACTGGTACTTGTAGGCGAAGTCGTCGCGGTCGTTGGTCAACTCGGCCAGCGTGTCGCGCTTCGCGGCGAACGTCCACGGGTGGGCCTCGAGCATTTCGGCTAGGGCGATCGGGTAGAACCGTGCGCAGTGCTCGGCCTCGGCGCTGCCGTCGGGCGGGTCGATCGAACTGATGTCCGCGGCCTGGCCGAAGTGACTCAGCGCCAGGTTGCAGATGTCGGTCTTGGAGGCCATAGGGCGGGCTTATTCGATGGGTACCGGCAGGGGCTTGAAATTCGGCGTCAGCCGATCACCCAGTTGGTGCCGTTGCAGAACACCGGCACGGTGTTGGAGCCGCCACCGGCGACGGTGCTGCCGACGTTTGCCGACGTGTAGGCCACGGTGGCGTCAGTGACGTATCCGCGATACCCCTTGTAGCCAGAGGCAGCGGCCGGCAGTCCGGCAACGACCGGCGCGTCACCCGCGCCGATGCGAACCTGGGCATTGAGGTGCAGGACCTGAGCCGCCGCGGTCGTCTCGCCCTTGCCGTAGATCAGGCCGATGTGTTGGCAATTGGCGATGTTGGTGCGGTCGCCGCCTGTGTCGACGAACAGCTGCCGGCTGGCATTGGCATAGCGGCCGGCATACGGCCCTAGCGCCGCGCACTGGTCGGCGGTGTTGATGTCGCGCAGCGCGAAGTAGCCGATGCCCACGTTGAGCTGGCCCAAGCCGCTGGCTGTGCCGCGAAGCGAATCGCGACCCAGCGCCGTGTTGAACTGCGACGTGCCGCCCAGGCCCGCGTTCGACCCGGACGAGTTGCCGACGAAGGTGTTGCCGCCCTGCGTCGTGACATTGAAGCCGGCGCTATAGCCGAGGAGCGTGTTCTGGATGCCCGTCGTGATGGATTGGCCGGCATGCGTACCCGCGCCGACGTTTTCATAGCCGGTTGTCAGCGTCGTGAGCGAATAGGTGCCGACGGCAACATTTCGGCGGCCGGTTGTGCAGGAGTACAGCGACTGGTAGCCCACCGCAGTGGAGGCATAGCCGACGTTGTTGTTGAACGCTTGGTAGCCAACGCCGGTGCTCTGGTCGCTGGCGCGCAGAAGCGGGACGGAGCCGTCCGTGACGACGCCACGGTTGGTCGCGTTCCAGTTCGCCGGGCTGCCAAGCGAGCCGTCTGCGGTGTTGTCGGTGTAAGTAGTCGTCGTGTTGTCGCTGATCTCGACCAGGAAGCGGTAGTCCTTCGGATCGGTCGGAGTGGCGGGCGTGCGATAGATGCGGCGTGCCGTCGTGCCGGCCGGGCCGATGGGGATGGAGGTGAGGTTGACCTGCTGCGACGACGGATTGACGACCGTTGCCGTGCCGGGCCAGGGGGCGGTTTCACCCTGCGCCGTGACGAAGGTGACGGTGTAGTAGTAGGCGCCTGTCAGGCTGCCGGCCGCACCTACGGCGCTGGTCGGCGTGCCGCTCGAAGCCGCAACCTGGTCGCCCACCAGCTTGGAAAGCCCAGCCCCTGACACCAAGTATTCGTCCTGGTCGGTTACCGGGTTGCGGTACCCGATCAGTTGCCCGGCCGCGTTGACGATGTGGCGCACGCCGTTGACGATTCGACCGTCCATAGTCTCAGTCCTTCAGAAAAATGGGCCGCACAAAGGCGGCCCATTGGCAACTGCTTGCCGGAAAACTTAGGCCAGGTCCGACCCGCCGCCCGCGAGCTGCCCGGCCTTCTGCTTGACGGCCGCTTGCGCATCCTTTGGCTTCAGGTCGCCGACTTGCGGCTTGGGCTTGCTCAGACGCGCGTCGCCGACCGGGGCCGCCCACTTGGGCAGATCGCGCGGCTTGCCGTCGACGCCCACCGGGTTGAACTTGAACTGCGTGCCGGGCTCGATCAGGCGGCCCATCGCGAAGCCGCGCTCGACGGCGACCAGCGTGATCGGCTCGGTGCTCTTCGGGTCGCTCATGATCAGGCCACGTTGTCAGCGTAGGCGCGGTACAGCGCCGGGTCGCTGGTCAGGAACGCGTTGATCTTGCCGGCGGTGACGTTGGCCGTCGCGACGGTCTCCCACAGGCCCAGGTAGCGTTCGTAGCTGCCGCTGGGCAGCTTGACGGCGCAGACCAGGTAGCCGGCCACCAGCGAGGCTACGGGGATCGCAGCCGTCGAGTAGTGCACCGTCTTGCTGGTCGCCAGATCGGCCGTGCTGTCCGAGCAGAGCTCGAACTTCGTGGTGCTGGTCGCACCCACGAAGGTGGTGTCGACCTGGATCACGAGGTACAGGTCGGACCCTTCGAGGTCGACCGTGGTGTTCGGGTTCGTGGTCGACGGCTTCAGGTCGATCACGTCGCCGATGATCGCGTTGCCGACGGCCAAGATGGCCGACGTGGCGTCGCAGAACTCGGTTCGTTCGTCGAGGATCATGGTGCTTTTCCTTTCGGGCGGGGCTTAGATGCCCGATTCGGTGGACAGGATCTGATCGACGCGGCGGATCGGGACGCCGCGGAAGCGGGTCACGAACTTGCCCTGCGCCTCTTCCTGCGTCTTGAACTGCAGCAGGGGCATGTTGTTGCTCTGCAGGTCGAACGCGTCGAGCGAGTCGCGGTTCATGTAGATCGCCGGCCGACCCATGTTCAGGTTCGGGATGCGGCGCAGCGCCTTGGCGAGCATGTCGGCCAGCACGGGGCCCGTGGCGCCGGACTTCACGATGTCTTCGAGGTCGTAGTTCACGCGCACGACGTAGCGCCAGTCGCGCACCACCATGCCGGCATCCCAGCGGTAATGCGTGCGGTACGCTTCCATGCGACCGCCGGCACCGTCGACGTTCTCGATCGTGACCTGGCCCTTGTCCTGGATCTGCAGGCCGGCCTGCGAACCCTTCGGGTAGATCATGTGGCAGGTGTTCGGACCCCACACGACCACCCACAGCGACGTGTTGTCGGTACCGTCCGGCGTCGCGGCCGAGGTCAGGATGTTCTCGCCGTTAACCGCGGACTGGTCGTTGAAGCGCGGGGCCAGGCCGGTGAAGCCTTCGGGCTCGGTGGCCTCGTTGCCGTAGATCATGTAGCGGGCCAGCTTCTGGCCGAAGCCCTCGATGATCGCGCTCTCTTCCGACAGGCGCCACGCGGCGCTGTTGCCGTTCAGGTCGGCCAGGGCCTTGTCGACTTCGGCGTAGTTCTCCAGCATGCCCAGGCCCTCGCGGACCTTGACGCTGGTGCTCTTGGTCGGCTGCACGCCGCCGTACAGCTTGCGCCAGGTGGGCTCGGGGATGCCGGTGCGCACGCTGGTCGTGTGGCCGGTCAGCTCGTTGGCTTCGAGGAAAACGGCGTCGTCGAGGATCTCGTTGGTCTGCGCCAACATCTCGATGACCGGGATCACGTTGCCCTTCGAGTCGAGGCGCGACTTCAGGTCGAGCAGCGTCGGGTGGGTGGTAGCGAGGGTGGTCATTGCGGTGGCCTTTCAGGTCACGGGTTCATGTTCGACGCGCTGTAGATGCGCGTGGCGGGGCTCTCAGGCGTCGTGTTCTTGCCGCCCGGCACGAACGAGTCTTCGCTGATCGCCTTGCCCACCTTCACGAGACCGCGGATCAGCTCGGGGTGGTTCCCCAGGCCGACCTTTTGCAGTGCGGCGATGGCGTCTTTGCTGAAGAAAGCACCGAGAGCCTTGTTCGCGACGGCGAGGTTTTCGGCCAGCTTCTCGCCGCCGATCTCCTTGTCCGCGCGCACGGCAGCCGCCCAGGTGTTCGCGTCCTTCAGGCCGAGCTTGTCGAGGGTCGCCGCTTGCGTTGCCGCAACGGTCTTCTCGATCAGCTTCGGCGCGAAGTCGATCACCTTCTGCGCAGCCTCCTGCGGCAGGTCCAGTTCCTTCAGCACGGGCGTGAACTCGCCGAGCAGTTCGGCGTCGAGTTCGTAGCCCTCGGGCATCGTGAAGGCTTCGTAGGCCTCGGGCGCGCCGGTTGGCTTGTCGCCTTCCTTTGCTTCCTCGGTCTTGGCTTCAGTCGTGCCCTTGCCGTCATCGGCTGCGCCGGCAGACCCTTCGGTCTTCGTCGCGTCAGCCGCCGCACCTTCCGCAGTTTTGGTCGCGTCGGTGGTTGCCTGTTCACCCGTGGCAGCAGTGGTTTCTTGGCCGCTTGTGAGCAGAGATTCGGGAGACGTGGTGTCCATGGCGCGAAATTGTGGGATCACATCCGCGCGCTAAGTGCACGCCGTTTAAGCGCCTGCTTTCTTGCGCAACTCTTGCCCCTCGTTGACCATGCGCAGCCACTGCTCGGGCGTGTGCGCGAGGATGTTCGCCTCCAGCATCAGGCCGACATTGCGCTGGCCTTCAAGGAAAAACGTCTGCGAGTTGCCGGTCATGCTGGTGCGGCGCACGCCGCAAAACTCCAGCCACGACCACATCAGCCGCCGGCCGCGCGGGTCTGCCATCAGCCAAGCCATGTCCTCGCGCTGCTGCTCCTGCGCGATGAACTTGCGCCGGTCGGCGTCCTCGCGTTGCTCGCGCTGGGCGAACGGGTCGTGCTGCTCGCTCATCGCCCCATCCCCGGGATGCTGTAGCCGCTGAAGGCCGAGGCCGCGCTCTGCATGCCCTCGGGG